ATGTGGTTACTGCGTCCTGACCGAGTCCGAGTGATTCCAGACACGATGACCGGCTACCCGCAGGGCTGGTATTACACCATCGACCACAAAAGCACGGTGATTCCCGAAGAACTGATTTCACAGCACAAGGTCGTTGACCCGTTGAACGACTGGTACGGTCTGGGAGCGTTGCAGGTACTAGCCAAGATGGTCAACTTGGATATGAGCGCAACCGACTTCGCCAAGTCAGTTTTTGAAAACAAAGGTGTACCCGCTGGATTCTTGAAAGTGGCGCGCCGACTCAACACGCAAGACGAAGCCGACGCCATCCGACGTAACTGGCACGCTCGGTTCGCCGGTAAAGCCAACTGGCAGCGTATCGGTGTTTTGGACGAAGATGCCTCATACGAGGAACTTGCATCCAAGATGACCGATATGGCAATGCCTGATCTTCGCAACCTTACGGAGTCCCGTATCTGTGCAGCGTTCGGAGTCCCGCCGATTGTCGTTGGTGCGAACGTCGGATTACAAAACGGCACGTATTCCAACTACGCCCAGGCTAAAGAATCGTTCTGGGAAGAAACCTTGATGCCAGCCTACAAGCGCATTGCTGTATTTATGACTCGTTCGTTGCGTAACACAATCGAATTCAGAGATATGGAATTCTCATTCGACTTCTCAGGCGTTCGTGCTTTGGCAGAAGATCGAGAGCAAGAAGCCAACGTCCAAAAGACGCGCTCAGAGGCAGCAGCGATATTGATTAGAGTTGGTTACGACCCTGATTCAGTAAGTGAAGCATTACAGCTTCCACAAGGCTTGCTTCATACAGGGCAACTTCCATCGGCGAACCCGTCCACGCTCAACGCTATCGAATCTCCAACGATTGAAGTGCAACCGATTCGCAACGTCAAAGGCATGGCAGAACTTGAACGCGCAACAGCGCGCGAATATGACAAATCTGTCGATGAACTAGAAAGTGATATTCAAAAGGCGTTCAACAAGCTAGGGCGTGACGCTGACTCAATCATTGGACGAGCAATTGCCAATGACGAAGCGGAAGCGGAAGTAGTAAAGGCTGCCCCTACGTTTGGCATTTCGGGCGAGACTTTAATTCCTATTGAATTTGATGCTGTACTGGCGCAAGCAATCGCACCGGAACTCCGCAACGTCGCAGAAACTACATGGGGCGATGTAACGGCTGCCGGTGTGTTGTCCGAGGTGTCGTTCAGTTCGCAGGAAGGTCTTGTCCGTCAGCAATTAAACGGAGCCACCACGCGCGCTAAAGAGGTCAACGCTGTTACTCGCAAGCGCATCAATGAACAGTTGAAGCGGGGTGTGAACCGTGGATATTCACTCAGGCAGATAGCCGATGGTGTTCCAGGTGAAAATTTCAACGGACTGAGAAACATCGTCCGAGGAATCCCAAGCAATCCTGACAAGATCAACAGGGCGCGAGTCATCGCTAGGACTGAGGTTCGCTGGGCGCAGAATCAAACGACTGCGCTGCGCTACAAGTCCAGCGGTGTGAGCGAAGTAATCATTTCAGACGGTGACGAATTCGATGAAGCCTGTGCTGCGGTAGACGGCACTCGCCAAACAGTGGATTGGTACGCCGACAACCCAATAGAACACCCAAACTGCACGCGCAGGGCTACTCCGGTAGTTGAGGGTCTAGGTGCATAACGTCAGGAGGAAAATCAATGACGGATAACAGGCACAATCTCAACATTCGTTCTTCTGACGATGGCGAGAACTACATCATCGACGGTTATGCGGTGATCTTCGACAACGTGGATTTGTACGGAACGAAGTTCACCAAAGCTACCGACTTTTGGGAAGCATCGACCTCGCCCACTCCACCGCTGCTGTACGACCACGGCGGGGATGCGAAACTCGGTTTGTCAATGATCGGTCAGGTTACGAAAAAGACCAAAGATGAAGTTGGTATTTGGTTCGAGGCACAGCTAGAGCGTGCGAATCAGTACGCCGAGGCAATCGCCACGATGATTCGGTCTGGCAAGATGGGCGTCTCGACCGGCACTTCCCCACACATGATGGCAATGGACGGAAATGTTATTCGTTCTTGGGCAATCATCGAAGTGTCGCTAACGCCAATCCCAGCAGAACCGGACACGATTGGACACCTTTCACAGCGGAAGTTTTCGGAAGCACTCGACAACCTCACGGTTGCGGTCGAAGCGGTCAAAGCACTATCATTGGATGGTCAACCTTCTGCCGGAGCCACCGAGGATGATTCCTCCGTCACTCCCACCGAAAGGCTTAACGCAACGTCGCTCGATCTGTTGATTCAGTTGGAGCAATACAAGCGCAGCCGTTCGGCTGTGGTATACAGGTAAGAAGCAATGTCACAGGTCTTTGACCCGACTACGGTTCCAGAGGTTACCGAGGAAAACCTTAAGAGCGCGGCAGTTTCAGCCAAGACGCTCGACGAGAAAGTTGCACACTCGACTGCCCTTCTCGAATCTGCACGAACTTACGCTGAAAGTTCGCCAGAGTCTGCACAGCGCATGCTCGACGAGGCAAAGCGAATCGACGCAGAGGTAGCACAAGCACGACTCGTAAACGACGCCATCAAGGGCTACGCACAGGGTCGCCACCTTCCACAGAACGACATTCCAGTTGTTGAGGGCGAGGAATACAACGCTCACGACAACAAGAAGGAATACTCCGCTAGCCACAAACCTGCTGGCTGGATAAAGGGATTCCCTGCTGCTGTTCAGCCTAAGTGGGTACGAAAGCAGATGGGAAGCACTCAGCAGGAAGAAGCTGAGGTTTACAAAGACGCTTTCCGAGCATGGTTGCGGGACAAGAGCCACAACGCAGAGAACTTCTGGCGACATGGCGACCCAAACCACATTCGTGCAATGGAAGAAGGCACAGACGCAGAGGGTGGATACCTCGTACCTGAGGACTGGCGTGAAGAACTCATCCACGACCCAGGCGTGCCTGGTTCAGTGATTCGACCTTACTGCCGAGTCATACAGACTTCGCGTGACGCTGGAAACCTTCCAACTTTCGGTACTGCTTCATGGGCAAGCATCGCTGAGGAAGCTGCTTACACCGGTGCAGAGTCAACCCCTACCATCGGTCAGGTTGCGTTCACAATCTTCAAATCAGGTGGACTTGTCCGAGTCTCCAACGAACTTCTTGAAGATGAAGCACACAATCTTCCAGCAACTCTGAGCCAGGTGTTCAACGAGGCTGCTGGTCGATACGAGGACGAGCAGGTTATCGGTGGTGACGGTACGACCGAGCCACAGGGACTGCGAACAGCAGCGGTTGCAGACGTTACCGCAGCATCCGCAACTTCCATCGTTGCTGCTGACGTAAACAAGCTGTACTGGACACTTCCAGCACAGTTCCGAAGCAACGGCACGTTCTACTCGACTTCTAGCTTCATGCAGCAGTTGACCAGCATTGGTTCAACATCTGCTGGACAGACGTTCGGTGAGGACTTAACTGCTGCTCCAGACGCTAGCTTCCGTGGTCGCCCTGCCGTACTGTTTGACGGTACTGGTTGGGATGACGCTGCTGCTCTGGCAACCGGTGAAGAAGTTGGCGCATTCGGTGACTTCACGAACTACTACATGATCGACCGTGTAGGAATTTCGATTCGCCGAAACGACTCCCTGTACATGGGCAACGATCAGGTTGGTTTCTTCGCTCGCAAGCGTGGTGATGGTCGAGTTGGTCTTACCAACGCATTCCGCATCATGAAGATGGGATAAACGCAATAACTGCGTGAACTAAAACAATAAAGGGGAGCGGGTTTCGGCTCGCTCCCCACAGCAGAGCAAGAGGACAAAAATGGCAGTAGCCAAAACAAAGACGGTCGTTGTGGTTTGCGTAAAGAGTCGCCAAATCGCAGACGACCGCTACATTCGGGGCAAGAAGTACAAGGTTCCTGTATCCATCCTCGAAACTTACCCAAATGAATTCGTCGCCGAGTCTGACTTGGTCGAAGAAGTTAGCGAATAGCCCGAACTGAGTAGCCTTGAACGGAGAGGCGTAACAGATGCGATCAAAACACGTATATGCAAGCGTTGATCTGTTCAAGGACTACTTGGCGGGTGACACCTACGCTGATAACTGGGCTGATGATATAACCGTCATTCGTACCATTCTCGAAAGCGCATCCCGCACAATCGAAGCGTATGTAGGCGACCGATCTTTTGCGCCGTACATATCAACACGCGAATACGACCTCGGCATTGGCGAACTGCGCAACCGGTCTGAACTACCAAGAGACAGTCACAGGATTTTGCCGACTGACCCCGTTCTAGGCGTTGTACCGCTCGACGATTGGCTGACCGCAATTCCGACTACCGTAACCGCATATGATGCAACGGTGCGAAACTCCAGCACAGTTCTCACCGAAGGACTGACCAACGACTATATTCTGGAACCGTACCCACAAGCCCCGTACCACACGCTAAAACTTTCAGACGATACGACGAACAATCTTTCACAAGGGCAAAAGACCCTAACGATTCTTGGCTCATGGGGCTGGCAAGACGAGGTACTTAACGGGGATACGTTGAACGGTTCGATCAACGCCACGGCAACAACGGTTATAAAAACGAACGCCGATGCTGGTATTTACCCAGGCGACACCATCCTTATTGACTCCGAGCAAATGTACGTGCGTGCAAAAAACGGAACCAACCTGACTGTATTCCGTGGCGTAAATGGCACGACAGCAGCCACGCACGCAGACGACGCAAACATTTATACATATCTCTACCCTGCTGACGTAGTCGAAGCGTGTCTGGCAATTGCACGTGACCGATGGCGCAGCCGTGAGGCTGGCACAACGGCAATCATTGGCGCAGGTGGCGCAACTATCGCCAGACCAGGTGCAGAAGTGCGAGCCATTCTTAGGGGCTTGGATAACTACAAGCAAACCCGTGATCTCGCAGGAATGTATTTCTAGATGGTCAACAAGACTGACGTTGAATTCAGTGGCGTTATTTGGTCATCCAGAGAAGTGGAAAAGATCATCGCCGAGGAAATTGCTGACCTTCTCGACTCTACTGCTCTAAGCGGTGAAGCCGATGTGAAGTCGCAGTTGTACCCTGGGCATGGTGTGGTGACCGGCTACCTGCGGGAATCTGTCACAGGAACCCGCATCGACGCACTCAACGCCGTCATCGACGCCGGTGAGGTTACGCAAGGCTCCAACGTCATATACGCCAACTTTATCGAAGGTCTATACAACATGTTCGCCAACACCTCACAGCGTATAAACCGAATGGGCTTGGGCAAGAAGCTACGTGAGAAAATAGCGGAGCGATTGAATGGCTGATCGAAGCGCAGTTATTGCACGCATAGACGCTCTACTGAAAACGGTTTCAACCCCTAGCTTTCAAGCGTTCTACGTTGGGGAACCGGTGCAGGTTCCAAGCAAGCCGGTCATTGCGTTTTGGTACGTGGGCGATGAACCGTATGTTGCTGGAGCCAAGACGCTTGGAAACGTAATGATCACCGAGCGCATCAGAATTCGCGCCTACTTCCCTGTCATTGCATCCCCAACCATCAAAAAGAACGTCGATGGTGAAATATGGGATACTGTGAGGAACGTAAAGGCAGCACTCAGAGGGGATTCCAACCTCAACAGTTTGGTGACAGACTTGGATTTGGACGATGCGACCGTTGATTATTTCCAATGGAACAGCGGTGCGGTCAACCGAATCGTTACTTTCGATTTGCTTATACACGACCTTGAAGCGGAGACGATAACGCCATGACAAAACGAAGTGGTCTGGGCAATCAACTTTATGTTGGAGGATACGACCTCTCAGGTGACGTCGGCGCATTGTCCAGCCTGGGAACACCACGGGGTGAACAGAACGTCACCGGAATCGACAAGAGTGCAATTGAGCGCATTCAAACGATGGTTGACGGTGAACTGACATTCGACACGTTCTTTAACGATGCCACCGATCAGATTCACGACGCTCTTGGCACGCTCCCAACGACTGACCGACAATGCATGTTCCTCGTATCTACCACTCGCGGCGAGCCAGCATTTGCGTTCAACGCAAAGCAAATGAATTACGACTGGACTCGTGGCGCAGACGGTACGCTGACCGGCTCAACTCAAATGATGTTGGCTGACGGAAACGTGCCAGCGTGGGGCGAGGCGATAGCGATGAAAGAGACCATCGCATCAGCCGGTGATCTGACTGGATATATAGACGCAGGTGGCGCGCAAACTACCAACGGGGTGGTTGCGTTTCTGCAAATCTTCACGCTTGATTCTGGAACGCCAACGATTACGTTGCAGGATTCGAGCGACACGACAACTGGTGACGATGGTACTTGGAATACTATCGGAACCTTCACAATCAACTCTGCACGATCTGCCGAGCGTCTTGCTGTCGCTGGCAACGTGGAAAAAGCCCTGCGCATCGAAGCGTCAGGGACATTCACTAACTTGGTTGTAGCTGCTGCGGTACGCCGTGGAACGGCTAACGACATTTAGGAGAAATCATGGCTAAAGAAAGTGGTCTTGGTGCAACGGTGTCGGTGGATGATTCCGGCGGGACGCTTCGAGACATTAGCAACGATGTGACCGACTTCACCATCAACACGCCACGCGCTGAGCAGAACGTGACCGGTGTAGACAAGTCAGCAAATGAACGGCTGCAACTTCTCGCAGACGGAACGTTCACTTTGAACGGTGTTTATAACGATGCTGCCAACAAGTCTCACGCCGTATTCAAAGACATCAGCAGCACGTCAGTAACTCGAACCGTAACCATCGCCATCAGTGGTCAATCACTGTCGATGGAAATGATCTTGGGTGACTACAGTCTGACACGATCTGCAACAGGTGAATTTACCTGGTCAGTACCTTGTGCGCTGGCTGATGGGACAGTTCCAACCTGGGCATAATCGAAACTAAATAGCCAGACAAATGCTTGGAGGTAAAAGATGGCTAAGAAGTTTACGGTCAAAAGAAAGACCCAAACACTCGAACTGACTGGCGACTATGAGGGCGGTGAAGTCGTTGTAGTTGCGAGCGCACCAATGTCGTTTCTGTTTCAAATTTCTGGCATGGACGAATCAGGAATGAAAGAGCAGGAAGCATTGGTGCGACGGTTCGGGGATGATCTGATTGTTAGCTGGAATCTTGTTGACGAGGACGGTAACGACATCCCCGCTAATGGCGATGGTGCTGTGACGCTCCCAGGCGACATTTTTAACGCAATCGTTACTGCATGGACACAGGCGATCGCCGGTGACAAAAATTTAGAAAGTCAGCCGAGCGAACAAAAAGCGTCGGTCTAGTCGCTGCCCCGCTCCCTAATGAAATACTTATAGCGGAGGCAGTTGACCAACTAGCGCAGCGGTACGGAAAATTGCCAACAGAGATTCTTGAAGCTGATATAGAGAATTTGGCAATCGCTAAACGTGCTGATCTAGGCGCATACGCAAGGCAGGGCAACAGTGGCAGCTAACGAAGCAAAGATTGTTATAACTGCGGACGATAAAGCGTCCAGTCAGTTAGACAGCATAAGCAAAAAAGCTAAAAGCATGAGAACAGCGTTTCTAGCTGTATCGGGTGCTGTGACTGGTGTGGGTCTTGTTTCGGTTAAATTCGCCAGTGATCTTGATGAAGCGATAAACAAAGCTACTGTAACGTTTGGCAACGCTTCCGGTGTTGTCAAAGAATTTGGTGAGGCGTCCGCTGCTTCGTTCGGTATAAGTGAGCGCGCTGCGAATGAGTACGCTGGTACTCTCGGCACAATCCTAAACGCATCAGGTCTAGCCGAAGGCGCATCGGCAGAAATGTCCGTTGAGTTAGTAAAACTTGCTGCGGATATGGCGTCCTTCAACAACATACCGATCGACGTTGCTTTAGAGAAGTTGCGCTCCGGTTTAGTCGGTGAAGTCGAACCGCTGCGTACTGTCGGTGTTTTGCTTAGTGCTGCCGAAGTGAACGCACAAGCGTATGCAGAAGGCATCGCAGAACAAGGCGCGCAACTGACAGAAGCCCAAAAGGTGCAAGCCCGTTACTCGTTGATTCTGTCGCAAACCACGGCACAGCAGGGCGATTTCACACGCACCGCAGATTCACTTGCAAACTCGACCAGGATTATGAAAGCGCAGTTAGAAGATGCTGCTGCGGAACTTGGTCAGCAATTATTACCCGCTGCTCAAAAAATCGTGCAAATAGCAAACAGTTTGATAGAAAGATTTTCTAATCTGTCATCAGGAACTAAGACAGTAATACTTGTCGTTGGTGGTCTTGCTGGCGCACTCGCAATGATTGGTTTGGCACTTCCTCCAATAATCACCGGTATTGGATTGGCGCAAACAGCAATAGGCGCATTGCGTGTTGCAATGATGGCGTTATATACCACCAACCCGCTTCTTCTCGCGTTTACTGCTATTACCCTCGCCATTGGAGTTGTCATTGCAAACTGGCATCATTTCGAGGGTGTAATTATCAAAGGGGTCAATTACCTCATTGAAGCGGTCGAAATGTACGCAAACACGTGGGTGTGGGTCATTAACAAAATCATCGACGGTATAAATACGCTTGGTTCGGTTTTCGGTGTAGAGATTGAGAAAATAGCCGATATAGAAATACCACGCTTGACAGAATCTATTGAAGAAGCTGCGGAGGTTATCGAACAAAGCAACGACGCTGTTATTGACTCTAACGAAATGGTTGGTAACAGCTTTACCCAGTTAGCTAACACAGCGGAAGAAGAAGCGCAGCGGATAGTTGATACTGCCAATGCTCGTATCGACTCTGAAATGGCGATAGTCAACGCCAACAAGGATTTCGCAGCCGAACAGATACGGATTCGGTCGAGGGTAGCAGCGGAGAACAAGCGTATCGCAGAAGAAGCACTTGCTGATGAGTTGGAACTTATACAGCAGCGCGAGGATGCACTAGAAGCAATACAGAAGGGCGAGCGTGAACGGTTCGAGGAGATCAAGCGTGCGGTGATGGGATTACCAGACGTTATTCAGACTGGCAGCGTAATAGGTGCTGACGTAATGCGAGCATTTAAGGACGACCAGAACGATTTGCAACGCCAACTCGACGAGGCGCGCGCTCGATTAGCGCAAGGTGATTTCGGCATCGGACTTTCGTCGGAAGAAGGGTTGTTGGCTGAAATCAAACGGCTCGAAGATATGTTGAACAGCGATCAGGGTCGTGGCGTGAAACTCGGTGAAATGATTTTGGCTGCTCGCGGTCATGTTCTTGGCGGTGCGCCTCCCATGCTTCCAGAAATGAACCAAAATCCTACGCATTTTGTAAGAGGTGAAAACGGAATGCAGCGGGAAGCCGTGTTTGGCAACACCTACGTGGTCAACGGGGATGTGTACGGCTTCGAGGACTTTGCTGACAAGGTGGAACAAGCACAGACGCAGAACAGGGATGCTGGAGCAATAAGGTAGTGCTAAGCCTCCCGACACGAACCATATCCAGAATCGAACTGAGCGATACTTCATCTAGCGAAACGCTCACGGTAGACACGTCGGGCTTGCCGTTCACAGCGCGCCATTTATTCCTTCGGTTGAATGTTTTAGGGTCTGGCTCAGTCGATCTGGAACTTCGCATCAACGCAGACAGCACCTCGATTTATCACCGCAACTATCTATCAGGCGCATCCAGTTCCACTAGCGCAGCCAAATACATCGACCAAGATTCTTTTGTTTTTAGCACTCTAGATGCGACGCTGTGGACAAATGAGGAATATCTATTTCCAGACGCTTTATCTACACGCTCGCACAAGAGTGTTCTGCGTGTGGCGGGAACGGGCGAAAATAAAGTTGAAGTCAGTTCCGGTCGTTGGGGTTCGACGGATGCAATATCATCTTTAGTAGTATTTCCAACATCGGGGACGATGGCTGCTGGTTCGGTTCTTGAACTCGCCGTGGTCGATGAAATGTACGCAATCCCAGGCATTGAAACGATATTGGCATAGTGAGGCAATATGGTCACGACATTTCTGCAAGTAAAAAATAACGCAGTCTCGACGCTTGCAGCGGACATTTCAGACGTTGCAACTTCGGTAACTGTGGCATCGGGCGAGGGAGCAAAATTCCCTTCTGCGTACCCGTTTCATATTTCAATCGACGACGAGATTATGTCCTGCACGAATCGGGTCGTTGACGTTCTGACGGTGGTTCGCGCTCAACAAAGCACAACCGGCGCAATACATTCTTCCGGTGCATCTGTCGCTCTGAACATAACTGCAAAAAGCGTTAGCGATTTGAACACGGCGGTGAACTCGCTGGAAAGTTCATCAGTCAGTTTACCGATTGATCTCACCACTGACGTAACTGGTGATCTGCCTATTTCCGAAGGTGG